CTATTCACGAAATTAGCGTTTGGATACGCGTAAACGACACAGATGTACCGGGGTCTACTGGTAGGGAATCCATTAGCGCCAAACACGGTGCTTTTGATGGCGGCGGTATTTCAGCTTGGAACTACTTTGTTCAACTTCAAGCCAATGAATATGTGGAGTTATGGTGGTCTACTCCAGATACATCGGCGTTTATTACCTCTTACGTTGCGGGAACCAGCCCAACCCGCCCTGCAACCGCCTCTGTCATAGCCACGCTAACTTTTGTATCGGCGCTACCGTAATGATATTATTGACAAAACCTACCAAATTGAGGTTCATATGGATCAAGTAGCCCCGCAGGGTATGGAATCAACACCGCCGTATCAACTGCCCTATACGCGTCCTTCTGCCCCTGAAGCTGCTTTCGATCCGGCTCTTCTACAGTTTATAGAACAGCAGCGGGTAGCGGCGGAAGCTAAGAAAGTTAGTAGCGATTTAGCGGCGGAAGCCCAAAGAGTTCGTAGTGATGATGGCGGTATGGGTGACAACGGCGGCGGCACAGGTATAGCTAGGGCGACCCAAAAACTAATGGGTACTCCCTCCTCCACAAGCGGTGACGCCCAATCTTTAGCTGGCGGCGGCGTTGCGTATGCCCGTGGGGGTTCTACACCGCGTGGTATAGCTGCTTTAGGTCGTGGCAAGGACACCATGCTTGTCCACATGACCCCCGGCGAGGTGCGTGGGTTACAACAATTAGCTCTTGCCCATGGTGGCTCCCTCACCATCAACCCCCACACCGGTCTAGTTGAGGCTGGGTTTCTAAGCTCCATGCTTCCGATGTTGGTCGGCGCGGCGCTGACCGCGACGGGTGTTGGCGCACCTATAGCGGCTCTTATGGTAGGTGGGGGGTACGGATTAGCTACGGGTAGCTTGAAAAAAGGATTGATGGCGGGTCTTGGTGCCTACGGTGGTGCAAACTTAGGTGCGGGCTTAGGTGAGTTGGGCGCAGAGTCGCTGTCTACGGAAGCTGCTAGGGATTTTTCAAATACCTTGGGGACGGAAGGGTCAAAAGTAGCAACTGATTTAGGGCAGCAAGCTTATGATACGGCGTTGAAAGAAGTTAGTTCGGGTAAGATTACCCCAGAGTATTTACAAAATGCTGGTATGACCCCCGAGCGATACGCCCAACAGTTTAGGGAGGCTGCGGAAAATAGTGCCCCGATGCCTGATTACACTACTCCTAATCCTAAAGCGGTACCTAAATACGCTGATATGGATATGGCGCAACGAGCGCAGGCTATGCAGAAGGGGTTAGGTTCGGTTAATCCGTTTAGTGATACTTTCAATAAAACAGCCGCGTCAAGCTTCTTGGATAAGAATAAGTACCAAGTGGCTAGTGCGTTTGCTGGCCCTGCAATGGAGGCTATGAAACCCCAATCTATGACTCCTATGAAACCCGAACCTGACCAGTATGATCGGGAGTTGGCAAAGTATCATCTGGCCCCCAACTATCAACCCTATGTAGCGCCGCGCCCTAACCCTTACTATAGTGCCGTGTATGCGGCTGAAGGTGGGGATGTTTCTCGTATGGCAGGTGGCGGTAAGACTTTATCCCGAAAACCAGATATTCCTGATGTTGGTATTATCCCACTGGACGACATCACTACGGCAAGTCTATCCCCGAATGAAGCTGCCCTTATCCGTATGCAAGCAGCGGCTCGGCGGGCAAACCTGACGCCGTATACTCCTGAGAAAATTGCCATTAAGGGGCTTGGGGATATTGGGCCACCCACATCTATGTTGGCAAATGGTGGCATCGCTGCGCTACCCAGTGAGTACGCTGCTGGTGGTAAGCTACTCCAAGGGCCGGGGGATGGCATGTCTGACTCTATCCCAGCAGTAATTAAAGGCCCACGTCCGCAGCGTGCTGCGTTGGCTCAAGGGGAGTTTGTAGTCCCTGCGGATGTGGTTAGTCACTTAGGTAATGGCTCGACTGATGCTGGGGCGAAAAGGCTTTATGCCATGATGAACAATATCCGCAAGGCAAGAACTGGCACCAAAAAACAGGGCAAGCAGATTAACGCTGCGCACTTTATGCCCGCATGACAACTTTAGCGTATGAGGATACCGACCCCTTCCGCTTTGTGGAGGAGATGAAGCAACTGTTCCCTATACATTATGATGAGCTTTGTGTAACTAAAGACTTTGCGCTAGAACCTGACTACGATGCGTACAGACGGTTATGTGATGCGGGTATGTTACGGTGCATTACTTGTAGAGCAGATAGCGAGTTGATCGGATATATAATTTTTGTCGTACAGCCGCACTTGCATTACAAGTCCTGTAAAACGGCTTTTGAGGATATTTACTTCATAACGAAGGAATACAGAAAAGGTCGCATCGGCATTAAATTGTTTCAGTATGCAGAAAAAGTCCTGAAAGATATTGGGGTAAACAGGATCATTATGCACACCAAGATTCATTTAGATAATTCCAGACTATTTGAGTATCTGGGTTATACACTGACGGACAAACTCTTTACGAAATTGCTGGGGTAGAACATGCGATATAACCATTTTACGATGCTGCCTGAACAGGCATTTAAATCGCTTGGCGGTAGGATGACTCTTGAGGGCGGCGGTAGTTCTGCTCCAGCGCAACCTACAACGGCTACCCAGTACAACACCAACATCCCTGAGTACGCTAAGCCCTACGTCACTAATATGTTGGGGGCCACTCAACAGCAGTTGTTTGACATGGATGCTGATAAAGGCATAACGGGTTTCAAGCCCTACCAGCCGTATAGCTCCAATGTTAACGATTACTTCGCTGGCTTCTCTCCGATGCAGAAGCAAGCACAGCAGGCTACGGCCAATATGCAAGTGCCGGGGCAATATAATACAGCTACGGGTATGGCTGGTGTAGCCGGTATTGGCAGTTTAAACGCTGGTGGTAACTACAACCGGATGGCGACTGACCCCAGTGCTATGCAAGCGTTTATGTCACCGTACCAACAGAACGTCACTGACTTCCAGAAACAACAAGCGGTGATGGACTACGGTCGTCAGCTTCCGGGTATGAATGCAGCGGCGTCTAGTAAAGGGGCGTTTGGTGGCAGTCGTCAAGCCATCGTAGAAAGTGAAGGCCAGCGTAATTTGCAGGACACGTTAGCGGGCATCCAAGCTACAGGTAGCCAGAACGCATTCCAGAACGCCCAGCAAGCCCAGCAGTTCGGCGCTAACTTAGGTATGCAAGGTTATGGGCAAGCTCTACAAGGGGCTAGCACACTGGCTAACATCGGTGGTCAAGAGTTGGGTGCGCAACAAAGTATTGCCAATGCCCAGAACACTATGGGCGCACAGCAACAAGCACTAGAGCAGAACAAGATTAACCAAGGCATTCAGAACTACGCCACTCAGCAGCAATACCCCATGATGCAGTTGGGGATGATGTCTAACATGTTGCGCGGCCTTCCGATGCAGTCCACCACGACCCAGTCTTACCAAGCTGCTCCTACTATGGCCTCTCAGCTTGTGGGTTCGGCGGGTACGTTGGCGAGTGTGTATCAGGGTATGAATGCTGTACCTAAGAAAGAAGGTGGAGTCATCAGAGGACTAGCTCACGGTGGCTCAGTTAATGGTCAGGGCTATGCTGTGGGCGGGGAGATTAAACAACAACTCTCTACGATGTCTGAAGAGCAACTCCAGCAAGTTGTGCGCACTTCGGCAAGCAATGAGATTCGCTCAATGGCCGCTGAGATTCTCGCCGGGAAGGAGATGGCTAAAAGGATGACCAGCCAAATGCCTAGCTCTCCCGGAGCAGGACAAGGTATAGCTGCGGCTAACACCGGGGATATGTTCACCAGTATGGCTGATGGTGGCATCATTGCTTTTGCCGAGGGTTCAGAAAAAGCGGTTGCCCCGGGGGAAAATTATTACTACAACCCCTTAACTAAACAAAACGAACTGATAGAAGGCAAAACTGAAACGCCCGGAAGCCCAGAAACTCAAGGACTGTTGGCGGGGCTTCCTCCTGAGAAAAGACCTAACATGCAGCCGGGAGCAGGTGCTTCCATAGAGGACTTCGCTAAGTACTTAGGTGCTATACGCGCTGACGCGGGTATTGGTGCGCCTCGTCAAGCTGAGAAAGAGATGCTTGATAAACGTATGGCAGGACGAGGGGCCGAAGAGAGCAGTCAGAACTATTTTAAAGCCGCAGAGTTCTTCGCTAAAATGGCTAACACACCGGGGGGTCTGCTTCGTAGTGCTACAGCAGCAGGGGCTGAAGTGCTGCCGGAATTTGCCAAGCTCCAAATAGCGCAGAGACAGGTTCGTGAAACCGATGCCAAGATTCTGGCTGATATTACTGAAGCTGCTCGCCTTGAGAAAGTGGGTCTGTTCGATCAGGCTGCAAAACTACGCTCTGAAGCTCAAACACTTGACGCCCATAATCAACGCACCAAAGATGAGATTGAAGGGCGTCTGAAAGTAGCAGGCATACAGTCTGATTCTTCGCGGGATGTGGCAAACATACAGGGGGCTACTTCGCGGGATGTGGCAAACATAGGGGGGGCTACTTCGCGGGATGTGGCAAACATACAGGGGGCTACTTCGCGGGATGTGGCAAACATAGGGGCGGGTGCGCGGAGTGGTGCGGATAAAAGGGAAGCTGAGGTATTCGAGGCTTACGTCAAAGATATAGCCGCAAGGAACCCCACGTGGTCAGAGCACAAGGTAATGGTAGAAGCTCACAGCGCACTCCAGTTAGCTAAAGGAGGCGCGGGGGCTAGGATTGAAGCGGCGCAGAATAACAGGGTGAGTAGCGCATATACTGCGCTGGTAACAAAAGACCTTGTTCTGAGAGGCTTGAAACGTAGGGAGGCTGACGAGAGTGACCCTGATAAAAAGGCAGCACTAAATAAAGAAATAGAAGCGCGAGACGCGGCTTTATTGCGAAGGGCTAGAAACAGCATCCTCGCCGAAGACGCATCCCCTGCTCCCCCTGCTGCTGCCCCTGCTACCACTACTGCCCCTGCCGGGCGAACGGGAGTTGATTCCGGCAATCCTTTGCTAATGCTAAATCCAAACCGATAGGTTTCCCATGCCATCGCTTGCTGAGATTTTTAACGATCCCAACTATACTGGGGCAAACGCTGCCACCAAACAGGCTATCTTTGATAGGTATTCAGGGCAGGATGAAAATTACACCAGCGCAAACGATCCGACTAAACAAGCAATCCGTGAGCGTTTTGGGCTAGTACAACCTTCACCTCAAGGGGCGGCACCCCAACCCACTGCCCCTGCTCCGGGGCCGCTTAACCAACCGCCAATAGTGCCCGAGGAAACCGGTGCGGCGTTTGGTAATCGTAACCTTATGGCGCAGGGTGAAAAAGCACGTGCAACCGCTGCGGCGAACGCCGCACGTGAGCCTGAAAAACTTGGGTATCTTGCGGCGTCTACCAAAGCAGGCGCACTTAATTTAGTGGGGTCAGCGGCTAAATTAGTAGACGCGCTCAATCCTTTTACTACTAGCGAAGCAGAACTTGCGACTCTGTATAAGAACGAACCAGAGAAGTTAGCTAAGTTACAGGCGGAAGGAGCGAATACATTTCTACAACGCTTTGGCCGCGCCATGCAGCAGGGTAGCGAAAACGTGATGGAAGACATCGCACCGGGGGATAAAGAAAAATATGGGAAATTAAAATACGCCACTATAGACCCAGATAAGGCGGCGTATCTTTCGCCGGTAAAAGTTGTTGGCGATGTTCTTTCATCGCTACCGACAACATTAGCTTTGGGTGTTTCATTATACTTAACCAAAGGTGCCGCCGCTCGTGTTGAAGCACAAGCCTTGGCGGAAGGACTTACGCCAGAAGCTGCTCGCCGTTTAGGGGTTAACGCGGCTGTTGATACGATGGCTAAGGTTGGAGCCGGTTCTGAAGGAACAATAGGATACGCCCAAGCAGCATTGCAAACCCGCGAGGAAGCTGACAAGATAACAAAAAAAGCAATCGAGGCATCCCCAGAATATAAAAAACTGATTGCGGACGGGTTTTCACCTGAGACTGCTCGTATTCGTGTGTCGGCGTTAGCCGCTGAAACTTCTGGTGTAGTGGCGGGTGCAGCCGATGCGGTACTCAATTTTTTCGGGGGTAAAGTTCTTGGCAAAGTAATTAGTGAAGGTGGAAGCTTACTCAAACGTACTGGTAAAGGCTTTTTAACGGAAGCCGCTGTTGAAGCGCCGCAAAGTGGAGCCGAACAAGCCGCACAAAATATAGCGGTTAAACAATTTTTAGATAGTAAAAAAGAAGAGTTAGACGGGGTAGCAGAAGCAATAGCGCAAGGTTTTTTTGTAGGTGGTGTATCTGGAGGTGGATTCGCCGCAGTATTAGGCAGGGGCGAAGGTTCAGAACAAGCTCCTGTTCCTCCTGCTGCACCCGCCCCAGTTGCTGGTAGCCCAGAACAACGCGCTGCCTTAATTGCTGGCTATCGAACAGACCTTGGTTTGCCGTTGGATGTGGCTACCGCTATGGCAGATCAGCAGCTTGCCGCCGCCCAACCCCCTGCCCCTGCTGCAACTACCGCGACTACTGCTCCTCCTGCTGCTACTGATATACCTGCTGGTGTTGATCCCCAGCGAGTTGCAGATATAGAGGCGGATTTATTTAACAATGGCGTTGAACCTGCCGCAGCAAGAATCGGTGCAATTAACCAAGCTGCGCAAGAGGCAAAAGACGACGCCGAAGCCAACGCCGCTGCTACTCAACAGGAGGCATCCAATGCAACAGTATCTACAGATGCAGGAGTTGGAACTGACCCAAGTGGAGGAGGCGTTGCGGCGGCTCTACAACAACAACCCGGAGCATCTACCGAGGGAGCTACTGATGCTCAGTCGGGAGGAGTGGATGGCTCTCAGTCAGTTGTTACACAATCTGCTACAGGAGAAGGCGCACAGCCGGGTGCATTAGAAGAGGCACGCCCCCAACAAACTGTTGAGGAAATACTGGCGGGGGTTAGGCGCACTCAGTTGGGTGCATTAGTCCCCCGTCAAGCCGCAGTAAGTTTTGATGGACGCAAGGGTATAGTATTTAATGAAGCAGTGCTAGGTGGGTTACGGCGGGTAGTTGCCGATGATGATGTGGCATTAGATAACCCTTCCCGTGTTGGCGCAGTTATGCTCACGGGTATAGATCGTCAAGCTGGCGGTAGTGCGGGTAGAGCATCAGAAGTACTTACGGCCCTTACTACTTGGGCTGACATTAGTAACGAGCGCATCGTTCTGTCTCCCGCTGCAAGTGGAGATTTAAAGCAGTCTGAGTTGGTGAAGTGGTACGAGCGTAATGGATTTACGACTACCCCTGATGGGTTGATGGAACGTAACCCTTCCACTACAAAAACTATCACACCAGCAGCGCCCACACCGGCTAAGCCAATCACGCCTACGAGCTTTGCGGTTAAGGAAGTACCTGCTGCGGAATCTCCAACAGGTAAACGCGCATGGAACGTAACCGGCCCCGATGGGGAGATACTCGGCACCTTTGATAAGAAGGGTGACGCCACCGCGCAAGCTAAACAAGCTAGAGCCGCAGCTAGAACAGCAGCAGGCCAGCAACCGGCAGGGCGCAAAGCTACGCTAACCCCAGAACAGAGAGCAGCCGCCACCGGCCAACGTGCTGTTACTCAGAAGGCCAGCATAGACGCTACGCGCACTGCGGAGAAACTTTTAACCAACATAGGCACTGAATACACCCCCAACCCCGAGTCCACGCAGGAAGAAGCGGGGGTAGAGAAGCAAGCTCACGATGAACGGCGAGTGGCTATTGTTGTTGCTGCGTTAAATATAGCCAACGACCCCGCACATAGACTTAACACTGCTGGGCAGATAGCAAAACAAGTGTTGGCGCATCCAAGTGTTACCCAACGGGAACGCGCCCGTGCTGCTAATGCACTGCGCGAAGCGCGAGGTGAGAAGCCCATCGTCATGGATGAGGCTGCACTTGCTAAGATATTCCCGGCACAGCAAGCTGCAAGTGAAAAACCACAATCCTCTGGTATCCCTCTGGGGGTTACTAGCCAAAACTCTAACCCCAAATATACTACATTCAAAAATGCTGGGCAGGCGCTATCGTGGGTGTCTCGTAACGGCACGAAGTTTGAAAAGTTTTTAGCCAAGCGCCTATATTACTTTGCGCGTAAAGCCCAGATTGTAATAGCTAGCGATATGAACGCCCTTCCTGAAGCCGTGCGTAAGGAGTTTGAAACAGGATCGGCGGGGGTTTATTTTAAAAATGTTATATATCTGCATCCTGTCTACGGCATTAACAATACGGTGTTTTTGCACGAAGCCCTGCATGGTGCAACGATTGCCAAAATTACCGAGTACCTTACCCGCGTAAAAAACGGAGAATCCATACCGCCAGCTATGCAAGCTGCTTACCTCGCTTTAGAAACCGTGCGTCTGAGGGCTTCTGATCGGTACTTCCTGTTGAAAAAAGAGGGGTTGCTTGATAAGCGTATGCTGGTGTTTGAGAAAGGGGGTGCGTTTAGCGACCTAAAAGAGTTCATTGCCTACGGCCTGTCCAGTGAGGACATGCACGAGTTTCTGTTGCAAACCTCTGGCATGCTTGGTGGTAAGACCGCTAACTACTTTAACAACCTGCTATCTAATTTTGTTAAGGGTATTCGCGGCATATTTAACATGGGCGATACCCATCAGTCGGCCCTGCAAGACCTTATACTTGCTACGGATAATTTGCTATCCACTAGGATGCGGGTAAGAAAAACCGCCACCGCGCCCCCATCATCGGCGCTGCCACCATCTACGCCCGCTAAAAAGCTTAAGCAAAAAGTAGCCAAAGTTAGCAAAGCTATGGCACAGGTTCAGGCTTCCTCTAACGCGCAGGATGTAGTGAACGGCGTATCCACGGGTATGGCGGGGCGTATGGCTGAAGATTGGCTCCCACTGCTTAAGGATAACTACGCTGCATTTAACGTGGGCACCACACAGCAGGTTTTATATAAGCTGCCAACCTCCGACATTATCCGTTGGAAGGGCGATGAGGTGCCCGGACTGAAGCGTGTTGATACGCTAGTACAACGTATGGCGGCTATGCGGGGCAGCATGCAGTTAGCTGGAGCTAAGAAAGCTACGGAACTTGCTAAGTTTGTACGCAAAAACGGCCAGAAGGTACTTGGTGAGGCTAGACACTTGGCGCGTTTGCACGAAGTAAGCCCTACTAAATATGCCAACCGTGCTGATGCGTTAGCAAATGACCCCGACATAAAAGAAAACGCGGCTAAGAGTGTTGACCCTCAGTACAGCGCCACCCAACAACGCGCATACAAAGGGGAAGTAACTAAACGTACACGTGCCATCAACGAAGTGTTCACCGCTTGGGAGGCTTTGGGTAAGCAATCCGGTGGGCATTCGATGTACAAGATGCTTCGCCAGTTTTATGTTGACGGCTATAACCTGACTCGTACTCTGCTTAATACCCAGATTCAAGCACTACCCATAGACGCGGCGGCAAAAGCCAAGCTGATGAAATCAGTCCGCTTAATGCAAGAGCAGAGTGAAGCAATAGTAGATACCGCTGGTAAAAAACAAAACGCCCTGCCGGAAGAGTACACCCCGTTCATGCGTTATGGTGAGAACTGGCTGCGCGTAACCGCAAAGGGAGGTGGCCCTGCTGGTCGTGCATTCTATACGTTTGAAAGCGGTGCTGATCGCAATAAGTTTCAAAGGCAAGAGGCCGCTAGGTTAGGTAAAGACCCTGAAGATGCGAGCGTATTTAGTAAAGGTTCGGATTTAACTTCGTTGCGCAAAGATTTTGCCAACGAAAGCGTCATGTTAAAGGAGATGTTTTCGGCTATTGATAAGGCAACTACCTCCAGCACAATTAGTAGCGCAACCGATGTAGATGCGTTTAAAGAAGGCTTAAAAGATCAGCTATACCAAGTCTACCTATTGACGCTACCAGAACGGAGCCTGCGTAAACAATTCCTTAACGCTAAGAACATAACGGGTTTTAGTGCGGATATATTTCGTAACTTCAAAACTTCGGCTACTAAACTAGCTAACCAAGCCTCCAAGCTGCGTTACGCTACGGAGATACAGAACGAGGTCATAGCCGCAAGGGAGAGCTTAGCCGGTAGACCACCTTCAGAGGTGGAGAAGCTGTCTCTGTTTGTCAATGAGATAGCATACAGAGCTAATGAGGAACTCAATCCTACCCCGCGTAGTAAGCTTGCGGCGGCGGCAAGTCAGTTTGCTTTTGTAACTATTCTGACCGGTGCGGCATCGGCAATGGTGCAGTTTGCCAGCATCCCTGTAATGGTTATGCCTAGGTTAAACAGGGACTACGGGTACGGAAAATCAGCGGCGAAGTTTGCCCGCTATATGCCTATATGGGACACGATAGGTGTGACCACGACGGAACCCAATGGGGATGTAGTCTACTCTGCACCCTCTATTGGCACTTCCAAAATGGTTACATCCAACCCGGTGTTGCAACGGGCTTTTGAGGAAGCTGTTAATCGACAAGTAACAACAGTTGGTAGTGTGTCGATAATCGCAAACAACAAACAGACACCTGAGAATACGCGGAAGAGTGCTGTTGGTGCCGCCGCTGAAAGTGCGTATGGGTTAGTAACAGGGTTATTCAGTGGGGCGGAACGCCTAACCCGTGAGATGACTTATATGATGGCGTTTGAACTTGAATACGCCAAGACAAAAGACTTCGATGCTTCCGTGGAGAAGGCTATAGAAATTACGCAAGATACACTTTTCCGATACGACACCATGGAAAGACCCCGCATATTACGCACCGGGTTAGGAGGTGCTATTGGGCAATTCAAAATGTATGCAGCGGGGATGACTAGCTTTTTTATACGTGGTATGTATAACTCCATGCGGATATTAAACCCCAAGGAGGCTCTGTCAGCCGTACACCTTTTGGGTGGCGTTTTGTTAACTGGGGCTGTGTTCCACGGACTTGCTGGTTCTCCCTTCTACAGCACGATAACTACCCTGATAGATTTGATACTGAACTCCGGTGACGAGGACGAAGAGAAAAAGAAACGCAGGCAGAAGAACCCCCTTACGGCGCAAAGCTCTGACTTACGGTTCCGGTATGAGTTTCTGCCTGAACAGTTTGGGGAAATTAAGATGCCCGGTATAGATGGTAAAGAATATAAGTTAAGCACGGTACTTGAAAAAGGGCTGGTGTCAGTTCTTACGGATGTCAATGTAGGCTCCCGTACCTCGTTCAATAACATGTGGTTTCGTTCAGCCCCAGAAGGTAAGGATTGGAAGGAAACCGCTTTTAATATTGCGGAAGCAAACTTGGGGCCGTCCGTATCTGCGGGGGGTAACTTTATTTCTGGGGTTGAAGACGTATGGGACGGAAAAATACGCCGTGGGCTGGAGAAGATGGTTCCCGCATTCTTCAAAGGCAGTATCGTTGCTAGTAGGTACGCTGATGAAGGTGCGCAAACACGCAACCGCGACGTTATACTAAAAGCTAACGAGCTAAGTGGGCTTAACTTGGCCGCGCAAGTGCTTGGGTTTACTCCTACGCGCCTAGCTCAAATACAGGAGTTCAATTACGGCATCAAGGAAGTCGAGGTTAAAGCGTTGCGGGAAAAGAACGACCTGCTTAAAGACCTTAAAGACCTTGAGAATAATCCTGATAGAAATCCTGAATCCCGCAAAAAACTAGACCGTAGGATCGACCAGCACAATCGTAGATACAACTATATGGAAGGGTTTATCATTGACGAAGATACCCGCGAACGCTCGTTAGAAGCCTACGATACGCGCAAAGAAAACACCATCCGTGGCAAGCTTACAACGGAGGAAACAGACTACCCCATACGCAAGATGCAGCAGAATATTGGGATTGGGCGATAAAAAACCCCCGCACTAGGCGGGGGCGAACTAAGGAGTAAGGAGCAAACTTACTGGAAGGTAGTTTAGGTTATAGCCGCCAGATTCGCAAACCCTTGATGCTATCTTCTATACTTATTTTAATCAGGACTTCTAGCTTCAGCCTTTTTGTAACTAGCAGCACCACCTGCTTAGCCCTGACGCAATCAATACAGGGTATAAAAAAGGAATACCCCGCCCTTAGCGAACGCCAGTTGATATTATAACTAACCCCCTCTATCAGCACTATCGCCGCCCGTTGGCAACAGACCGTTTATGTCTATGAAGTCGCTGTTAGAGCAGTCAAACGCCAAGGCGTAGACCCCCGGCGTGTTCATCTTCATACCCTTGGACATACGCTTGACCCCTGCACCTATAAACACGCCCTTGAGCTTTAGTTGCTTCAACACATCCTTGTAGTGAATCTGGGACTCAACGCAGTCCTTACGAAACTCCGTGGAGGACAGAAATAGCTTGTTAGTATCAGGCTCAAACCTAATGAGTAGTGGGCCTCGCGGCTCTAGTAGGGGTAGCACTTGCATCTTGGTGCGGTTATCCCCCTCGTCATTAACCACCAGCATGTTTTGAATGTGCCGGTTGACGTAGCCACCGATTACCCCCGACACCTCGCTTACTGGCGGGGTAACGTCCTCCCTTATATCCTTAAGCATCTCCATGGTAGCCCACCTATAGATAGCCTTCATATCGTAGTCGATAAGGTTAAGGTTCCGTGCGATAAGCCCACCCGTTATATTGCACGCAAGGATGGAAGACCAGAACCGTTCTCTGTTGGTTAGGCGCATCTCCTTATCTATCTTAGCTTGCACAGCGAGAAGCCCGCTTACAGATTCTTCCAGATTCCCTAGTAGGTGGCTGCAATATATGTCGCCTGCGATACCGTAGTTCTCTAAAAGCTGGTGGTCGAACATGCGCTTTGCTTCGGCGGGGGCAATAATATCGGTGGGGTGAATTTGATACTCGACTAGCCGCATTAACTCACCATCAGGGCTGCTCTTGTGTATCCCCAACTTCTCGTAGAAGCTAGCGTTAGAACTTGCTAGAGATAGAGTTTTCCATGTTGTGTTGTTCAGTCGCAGTTCGTTGGTCTGGGACTTAGCACGGTTTGGGCCGCGACCTTGAGACATACTATACGCCAAGGTAGAGAAGTCCTGTGCCTCTGTGTTGGTGATCTCGTCTACGGTAAAAGGTAGGTTGTTCATCACGCCCAAGTGAATCATCCGTGCGGCTAGGGTGTCCTTCCAGATAGCTGCCAACTTAGTTGGATGCCCATACACGCTGTTACAGACGTATAGAATCGTTGACTTGCCCGTGCCTGAGGTCTTGTGTATCAGGTTTATGATCGCCCCATTCTGCCCCGTATACTTCAGCAGGGGTGCGCCAAATGCTGTGAGGGCGGCAAAGGCGTGGGCTTCCAAACCCGGTTTGTTGTACATGTTAAACACTTCTTTCCACTTCTCTAGTGTCCCTTTGGGGGTCATATCAGCGGCAAACTGTGCGGTGACACTGGACGGGGGGCTATGAAACGTACCGTCCTTTGTGATTTCTCTATTGCCTATAACAAATTTACTATCGTTTTCTGTCCATCCGAATTGGGTTCTCATTATTTCTGCCCTAACTTTGTATTGGAGTTCCTTGACAAATATCATTATGAACGTCGTCAACTCGCTCATCTGATACGGTAGCCCTGCTACACCCTTACGCGCTAACGCCGTTCGTAGGCTTTCCTTAACCGCAACAACCGCTAGCGGCACAGTAAACTCAATCACTTCTTCCTTAGGTAGATGCAAACGAATAAGAGCTAACTCCCCCTCCTCAGGGTCGCGCATACGCTTGACGACATAAATATCATGCTCGTATACGCATATCGGCTCCGCTTCCTCATCCGATTTAGCTGGCATCTTATATACCCCGCCGTTCTTACCCCGAAAGTATGGGGATGGGTACGGAGGTATGATGTAGCTACCGTCTTTCTCCAGCGTGGAGGCATCCTTTTCTTGCACCTCAGGGCGTATAACTTCCCTGCCTAAAGATAGCGGAGTCTTTATGCGCCCCTTCCACGGGCATCCTTCACAGCCACCGGGGTTGTGCTTCTCAAAGGTGGTGCAGTGATGCGCCCCGCTAGTCGTGCTGGCCTTGCTCTCTGTTTCGTCGTAACTGTAGTCGGGGTATTTCTCGGATATCTTATGTATCGCAGTCTTGCGGTCAACGCAGAGGTGGGCAACAGACAACGCATCCCACCATAGGGGTTCGTTGATTGTCTCTTGGTTCTGGTATACGTATAGAAGCTGAGCGCAGCCCTCATAGTTAGCACTCTTACGCATGATACGACTGAAGCTTAACGTGGTATTACTTAGTAGGGACTTAGCTAACTCGCTAAGCTCTCTATGCGGCGCATCCAGTTTGGATACTACTTCTTTAACACCAAGTGAATCCCTAAACGTAGCGTATTCAATATCCACGCAGTCGCTAATAACTTCTACCGAAGATGGGGGTTCATCCTTAAAGTTTAAAGTGCCCGGAATACGCAGCACTCTAGCTACTTCAAATACGCTGGTGTCTACATAGAGGTTATGGATAACACAAAGCTCGTTAAAACGATTGGCTACAGGCTCCCATTCCTCGCGGGTGATGGGCGTAGTTAAAGGCCAATAGGCATGAATCCCCCTGCCAGAGTTAACAAGCAGCGGGCGTGGTAAACCTATTAGGGCGCAGAATTTCTGCAACTCCCCGAGTGCGGTGGGTTGGTCTACATACCCATCGGGTCTACCGGTGCTATCGTTTATGACCGCTTTGGATACACCGCAGTCTATATCCAACCAGAAACACTTAATGCTCTGGACGTTTTCTTTCTTGCGGCTCTCGTTGGTCTTGTATTTAGCGCACCCAAAAAACACGTTTCGTTTCTGGGCTACAAACTCCTCGGCGGCTGTGTCAACTTCCTTACGAGTAGCTACAAGAACCTGCTTTACGCTCTTCCCCCTTATGCCTACCACAGCGAACCAGCCATCAACGGCTTGAACTCTGTCTAATAGATCAATGCTCGGCATGCTATTCTCTTTGCGAAAGTAAAGGGGGGACTAATCCCCCCTTACCTAGTGGTGCTAATAGAGTATTAGCTAAGTTTTTTTATGTACGAAACTACCGCCCCAACATGCTGTTTTGGGTCATAAGTGCCAATGAACCAGTTATAGACAGTCTGTTTGCTGACGTTAAGTTTCTCTGCCACCTCGCTAGCGGGGATATCCAACGCAATGCACAACCTGCCAAGCAAAACACCAGTACGGCGTTTATTGGCTTGTTTGTTAAGCTTGACAATATTTGCGCTGTATCCGTAGCTCATGGTTACTCCTCACTCCAAGCGGATACAACATCGGCCAAGTTTTTCTTGGGCGGGGCGGCATCGGGTTCCACTTTCTTGGACGCACGTTTAACGGGTTCTGCCGGTGCCGGTTCGTCTGTATCCTCAGCAGCAAACTGCGGGCTTTTAGGTTTGGCCTTCTGAACTACGGGGGCCGGTTCCTGTTTTGCCTCTGCTACTGCTGCGGGAAGCTTCTTCACCCCATCAACTGCTGCTGCGGTGAGTTGCACAAACCGCTTAGCCTCAACAGACTTCTGTGCCGTTTCAACCAGATCAAGTTCCTCGTCGGTCAAGTGCCGCACAGCGGTAAACTTCAGCACGTCTCCGGTTTCGTTTTCATCGAACCGCATCTCAGTAACTACATGGTCGATGCTCTCACCGTTGGCGGGAAGGAAGTTCTTGTAGCTTTCAAACGGGTGCGTATTGCCCACGCCCTTACCGAACAGGGACTTCGACGGGATGTTGAATTGATACAGATGCCCAGTGGTGTCACCTTCAAGCAGTATGGCTACACGACGCATGAAACGGCATGCACGGCCTTTACCGTTCTGACCTGAGCCATCAATGTTCTGAGGGCAGGTAGCGCAGTTGGCCGATTGAGCGTTAGCTACATTGCTCTCCGGTGCCGTGCCAAGGTTAGACCAGCAATCCGGCAGCGTGGCTTCCCCATCGGGGTCGTAGGGTTTGCTGTAGAACTGCCGTGATACTTTAGGCAACGCGTTGACAACTATGACATTGATGAAACCATCCCGCACCTTACCGGCTTCCTTGCCGTTAATCATACGGCGGAAGATGCCCTTGTTCATAGCGATACGACTGCCACCCCCACTGGAATCAACGAGGGACTTGGATAACGCGCTAACCTCGCGGGCGCGTGAGGGTGCTACGGAAGTGGACTGTTGGAAAATGCTAAGGTTGCTCATGCTTTACTCCTTCTAACGGATATAGTGTATTTGCTGTCTGCTTGTAATCCCATCGGCAGCTTGTCGGGGTTTTCTTCTAGGAACTGCTTTAAGTTGGTTTGGTGAATGCGTCTCTCCAGTAGTCCGTATACATCGTTCTCTTTTATAAATGTGTACATCGATTCCCAATCGTTCGTCCAGTAGCGTGTATCTACCTTACGCATGATTGTGCCAGCGGTAGTCTTGATGCTTGTTGCGTTGTTAGTGGCGCAGATTTCCAACAACTGTGCGGAAATTACATCCCGTTGAGAACGTAACTCTTCCTTCTTCTCTTCGTAATCTGCGGTGAGTTTTGCTTCCGCGTCACGAATTTTTATGTAGATACCCGCTAAAACATCTGGCGGTAAAACCTCTGAAACTTCAGCTTCCATATTAGCTCCTTATGTATGGGTCGTTCGCCCATTACGTTCAGTCTAACTATGCTCCTTGACTCTGTCAAGCTGTTTCTTCAATTTCGTTTCTATACAGGTCAAGTATTTTTGCGTGCCCAGCTATGTTATTTTGCAGCATAGTGTACAGCCGTGTTTCTATGGGACTGCCTCTGATATGTACCACGGTCATGGGGTTTACTTGCCCCGGTCTGTCTATACGCGCATTAGCTTGAAGGTAGGTTTCTACGCTAGGCACAGGTGAGTACCATATGATTACGTTGGCCGCAGTAAGCGTTAACCCATGGGATGCAGCTTGCGGTTGGATAATCAACACCCGTATATCATCTCCTTCTTGAAACCGTTGGATGATGGAGTGCCGTTTGTTGACTGACACTTGCCCGTTAATGACCTCTGCCGGGATGCCTTTCTTAGCAAGGAAGTCGTTTAGTAGCTGTATGGTATGGGTGAAGGGGACGAAGATAAGCACTTTATGGCTAGCCTCGTTGATAACTTCTTGTATTACGTTCAACCGATTACTCACGTCGAACTCCACAACCTCACCAGTATCGCTGTAGACTGCACCACCAGATATCTGTAATAACTTATTCAGGTTCACTGCTGCGTTAACAGCCGTTATCTGCTCACCCCCCGCCGACATAGTCATTTGCTTCTTGAGCATTAAGTAGTACTTAATCTGCTGCTGGGTTAGTGGTGCTTCTCGTTCTACGTAGGTAACACTAGGTAAATCTAAGCACTGAGACTTCTCAAACCTAATGGCGGGTTGTAGTGCCTTATGCACTATCGCTTCGGCTTGCGGCTTGGGAGTCCACTTAAAGGTGCTTATTTTGTACATCACCGAGTCACGGAACTGCCCATAGAACTTAGGTGTATTCTTGGGGTTCACCAGCTTAGCCAAACCAAACGCATCCTCAGGCGACTGTGCTGCTGGCGTACCCGTAAGCATCCACATGCCTTTGACTGTCTTGTCGATATCCCGTAGCGTCTTCCACCTATTGGTCTGTGCGTTCTTGTAAGCGTTAGCCTCGTCCACCACAATCAAATCAAACCCGCCGTTGATGATGGCGTCTTTGACTATCTCCACCCCATCGTAGTTGATGATGACGAACTCAGCCCCGTTGTTGATTAGCTTCTTGCGCCTATTGGCATCCCCATAAGCTACATCGCAGGTACGATGTATTGCAAACTTGAACAGGTCAGCTTGCCACGCGGACTTCATAATGGATAGCGGGCAAATCACAAGCACACGTCGCAAAATACTTAGCGTCATCAAGTAATCACAGGCCCATATAACGCTTGCTGTCTTGCCGGTACCCTGTTCGTTGAAGCAGAATGCCCTGCGGTTAAGCGTCAAGAACTCCGAGGTCTGCTTCTGGTGAGCGAAGGGACTATATTTGCCCGGCCAGTTGTAGTCCGTCAGGATGCTATTTGGTTTTGGGGGTGTTACGTTTGACTGTGTGGTCGGCATTGCGGCTGAATGACCTGTTCGCGGAAGAAGGTTTAACCCTAAGGTTGCCCGTAGCATTCGTGCCCCCTTTGCTAAGAGGCTTGGTGTGGTCAACATCTTTTCCATCTCCTGTATGCACTTTCCCTTGTTTGGCTAGCTGCGCACGTGCGGCGTTGCGCTCGGCTCGTTTCTTAATCTGGTCGGGCTTACCTTGGTATGTTTCGTATTCGTGCTTATACGGACGTGGTTTATTGACGTAGGGCATGTGTATCTCCTTGTCATTGCGCAGCTATCTGTTTAAATGAAGCAATGGGTATATAAACACATCGCTCTATATCACTAGGGTCATTACGATCTGTGCGGCCTCCGATGGATTCGTCGTACCCTGTACCAACTTTAGCCATAAAAAGTCCATCCGTAAACTTAATAACTAGGATGAACGGCGCGTTTTCTTTATGCGCCCAATCCAATCCTTTCTTGTACTTAGCGGAACTCAGCATCAATGTGGGGTATTTGTAGCTAGCGTTGCCCCTAACCTTTATCTCCGCTATAGCCTGCACCTTACCGTCTTTAACGAACTTGCCGTTCACCGCATGCAGTGGGGGATACTGCTCGTAGGTGCAATCAAACACGTTGCAAAATTTAGCTGCTATCTCCAACTCCCTTGCTACGTTCGTAGAATTCTCGTATTTGGGTCTCATCTTCTCTCCTTATAGTTGATACACGTCTTGACTGGGCACCACCCGCAGAGAGGGCTAGCTACGGCATTCCATACTCCGTTTTGTATAGCCTCTTCAATCCGCGTCACGTCATACTCAAAGGGTGCTATGTATGACTCGCTGTCATCTCTGTAGTGGGTACGCTTCACAAACTCATTGCTGACTACAAATAGCAACGCAGAGTTAATCCTGTTTACCTCGGGGAAGTGAACGAATATAGCCGTTGCCAGTAGGTCAAGCTGCTTTGTATCCGCGTACTTGGCGTTCTTACCGGTCTTGTAATCCACCATAAACGCAACGTCCTTTTGGACGATAAGCAAATCCACTATGCCCCGCCACCACACGTTTGAGGCAAAGAATTCGCATGGAGTGTATTCTTCTTCCTGCTTGGCTAGCCCCAACCTAAGTTCGCAATGCTTTTCACCGGGGATTCTATTGAGCGCATCCAACACGTCTTGGATGTAGGCAAACTTCTGTGGGATGGGTTCGTTGTTTTTTATGTATTGCTCAGCGGCTTTATGCACTTCATTCCCATACACCAATGCGGTAGTGCTTGATTGCTTCACATCTTTGGCGATACTCAAGTGGTAGTACTTCTTCGGGCATTGCTGGAAGTTTTTTATCGAACTGTACGACCACGTTATCGCCATGTTAATCTTTCCTCTTCCTTGGTTTGACTGCGGCTAGTCCACGATTGCCGCTACATGATACCCCCCTTGCCTTTACTTTGTCCATCATAAGGTCAGCCATGGCTACCGCCTCCTCTGCTATTGCCTCTCTACCCGGTTCCCCTCGCGTGATATACCCAAGCATAGCTAGCCCTGCGTATAAATTGCGTAGCTGTTCATCTTCGTCGGTCATTACAAACGCTCCTTCAATGCTTCCGTCAGTCTCTCGATTCTCTGGTTGTTGTATAACACCATACTTTCCGCGTAGTCTTTCGCTGTCTCCGCTAATAGCAAGTCCCGCCTTGCGGTATCCAGTTCCCGCACCATCAGTTCCTCGCAAGTCGCGGGCGTGTACATCTGCTTTATCCAGTTTAGAAATTTCATTTCATCTCCTAAGAATTGTAATCACTGCCCACGCCATCACGCCAATGACCGCAAGCAGACCAACTGCCGGAGAGAACTCTACGAGAAGGTCAATCATCGTTCTTCTCTCCCCTATCTATCGGCCCTCTAAATAGTTTTGGTGCATCGTTCGGTGGGCAGATCGTGTATGTGTAAGGTAGTTTACCCACCGTTTTTCTCCCGTAACTTATCTTCTATCTGTTTAAACAGCTTTCGCGTATAAGCACCAATCACACCGGAGTCATTGCGCCCCACGATGTCTTTGATATCCTCGTCCGTCAGCCCTACCCATTCACGCTCCG